CAAGCCATCTGCCGGGAATTGACCTCATACCCGTACAGCTTCTTAATGTCTTTTACCCACTCCTTCTCTTCCGCACTGAGCTTGCCATCCCAGTAGACTTTGTAGATGTTGGAGTCACCAGGGACAGAGTAATACTCATTCCTCCACCAACCGCAGAAGATTGCCCTTTGTGTCTTTGCCTTCTTAGCCGTCTTGTACATGTCGTGGAACATGTTGAAACCCTGCGCTGTACTTTCAAACATGTAAAGCCTCTCAGGGTTCTTTTCAGCAAGAGAAGCTATCAGGGAAGCCAGACCCTCTTCATTACCCCAGGAAGCTGTCTCTGTACCGTGAAGATATGTAATCGCTTTACCCTGCCCCAGCCGAGACTTGTTTCCAGCAATCTGGTAGAAGATTCGGCTTCTGTTTTTAAGCACCATCTGGTTACGGTTATGCGCCACAAGCGGAATCTTGTACTCCTTTGGTAACCCTTCCATGTACATCGCAAGAGTGCTTCTGAACATATCCCGGTTTTCCTCAGTATCTGCGACAAGAGTTCCTTGCCAACCAGGGTGGGTGAACTGCCAATATAAATCCAATGCCAAGGAGACAGTTGTAATACCGAGTTGCCTACCCTTGAGGATGACAAAGAAGTGAACATCATCTTCTAGACCCTTCTTAATTTCTTCCATCACATACGTCTGAGTCCCCAAGAGGGTTCCCATCTTCTTCAAGCCCTCTTCCTTTGTCTCAATCTTGAGTTCGGAACAGAACTTGTAAAACTTGTTTAGGTCAAAGTTCATTGTTTTCTTTGTTTGTCAAAAGAATCTAAGTCCCACTCAGAGATGGTTGCCGCCACAGCCTTGTTCTTGGCACAGCGTATCAGCTCCTTGTAGAACAACTCTGAATACGTTTCCCGCCACTCTGCTGCCAGCTTCCTCTTTGCCGCTGGCTTAATGCAGGACAAGGCTCTTAACATTTCCCGCTTCAGCTTCATACGAGAAACGTATAAAGCCATCTGTGTATCCTTGCTCGTATCCATGAGCCACCGCCTCATTCATTTGACTAGCCAATACCTGTACCACCAACTCTGTCTGGCAAAGACGAGTCATCAAAGCCCTACAGACTTCACGCAACTCATCTTCTTCCATCCACAGTAGTTCTGTCACCTTGTCCTCCAGACTCTTACAACAAGTCCCTCTGTCTTAGCCGTCAACCCTATCCCTAACCGCCTACTGGCCCTGTAGTTGGCATTCAACACCTTCTGCCTAGCCCCTACAGGCACACAAAAGCTGTCTCCCACATCCATCTCCTCATACGGGTAGGCATACACCACCCGTGCTACAGGTACAGGCCTACCAGTCTCCAGTTCAATCGCAGTAATCATCACCTAACCCTCTATACAGATAACCATATCCTACACATAAAAAAAGAGCTACGCAAGTGGTAGCTCTAATTCCGGCAACTGCAAAGCCAGAAACCTATTTTTTTCTGGGGGGAGCGAGATGTGGGGTGCACCACATACAGCATCCTGTAACCCATCGCCTAGGCCACTGCCGCTGCAGTGCTTGTGCTTGTGCATCGTCAACCCCGACCCGACCCGACAATCAAGCGCATGGCTGCAGTGTAAGCGCACTAGTGCGGTAAAGCATACCCCATGCCAAACCCCATGTAATTCCCGGTGGGCGGACATAGGTATATAGTCGCCTTACCCCTTATGCATAAAAAGCATAACCTATTCTATAGACCAATAAGACTATAAGAACAATAATTATATTAATCTTATATAGTTTATATATCCCTACTGTATCACAACGGGTGCATTAACTTAATGCTACTAGGGTAAGCACCTAGAAAATAGTTGTTGACAAGGGGTGTTTATATAGTAAACTATATTCACTGAGCAGCAATAACGCTATCAGTAACCTAACCTCAAAAGGCAGTGCCATGAAATATCAACCCTCAATCAACATTTGGAATGTTGTTCCATCATCACGCATCAAAGACATCCAACCAGGTCAATGGGTCTATGCTGGAGACAAGTCAAACAAGGGTGTGTTCTTAGGTGTCAAACCATCTGGTGTGGTGGTGTGTGCATGGTATGAAAATGCAAAGGGTGCAGAGAGTTTTAGGGGTTACATCAAAACCCTACGTCAATATGCTTTGAACCAGTAACAGTTCAACCTATTGCATCTACTGGGTGCAATGGGGTGAATTGTTTCACCTAACCTAACCTCGAGGATAGTATCCACATGAAAACCATAACCATACACCCAATGCGAAAGCTTGAGGCCGCACTAGTGGCTGGCAGCGTAACGCAAACGACTAAAATGCCATGCAAATCCTACAGTTTGCCTACAGTGGCATGCATTACTGGTTTCAAAATGGCTCAGATACCGGGCAGCATATGCTCTACATGTTATGCCAACAAGGGCAACTACATGATGTATGCCAACAATATCGAACCTGCACAGCATGCAAGGTTAGACTCACTCAATGATGCATTGTGGGTCGATGCTATGGTTTCCCACATTGGAAACGATAGCTATTTTCGGTGGCATGATAGCGGAGACCTGCAGGGTCTATGGCATCTAGAGAAAATAGCACTAGTGGCACAGCTAACCCCTGAATGTATGCACTGGTTACCAACCCGTGAATATTCAATGGTCAAAGCTTACATTTCTAAACATGGTGCACTGCCAGACAATTTGATTGTCCGATTGTCTGCCATGTACGTAGATAAACAAGTCACTATCCCTGCAAGCTTGCAAAATCAAGCTAACGTCACGGTCTCCAATGTGCACACTGTGACACCCATGGGCCTTGAGTGTCAAGCACCTAAAAACAAGGGTCAATGTGGGCCATGCCGGGCATGCTGGGGCACTGAGCCTGTGAGCTACCAAGCGCATTAACATTTTGGAGACATTATGAAAACAACAAACAAAGTATTTATCAGAGTTACCCTGAATTCAGGGAATCAAGCTATTTATGACTGTCAACCGCAGCATGTGCCAAGGGATGATATCCCTGATTCCAAACAATGGCCTGTGATGTATGGCACACAGGTAGCGCATGAATCGCAGGGTTTATGGTTTTATCCCGGTGCATGGGACGAAATAAAAGACAAAAAACTGTGTCACATGTTTAGCAACATGTAATTAATGACAAGCCTGTAGACCCTTGCATTGGGGTCTATGGGGTTTTCAGTAGTGGAAACCACAATCTAACCCTTGGAGAATTGACAATGCAAAGAGTAATGCAAGCAAAATATCCCGGTAAATGTGCGGTATCTGGTGCAGCTATATACCCGGGAGACACCATTAAATTCGATACATCCACACGTAAAGCTTGGCTTTGCGAACATGATGACTCTGGACTATCCCGAACCGCACCACGGGCAGACTATGTGTCGGATGTCTTTCGTTTTGGTAACAATGAGTACTATCGCAACAAGGCCGGACGCTGTGAAGATGCCCCTTGCTGTGGGTGCTGCACCATCTAACCAGTTTATGCCCCTTGTAGGGGCTATAAAGCCCCATCTAGACCCCTAACCCTGGAGATAACACATGAATACTACCCCCGGCCCCTGGCACGTACAAGGCCGCTACATTGTGCCCGCTGATGATGGCCCATCTATCGGTTCAGCAGTAGCACTGAAAGCCCCAAGCCTGAAGAAACAGCCCGACTTTGATGTTGTAGCTTTGTACAACGCCCGGTTGATGGCTGCTGCCCCCGACATGCTGGAGTTACTCTATCGTTGTCTACCCTTCATTGAGGATGCCAATGATGACCCATGCTATAAGCCCGACAGAGTGAAAGCCCTGGAAAACAAGATTAAAGCCCTCATAAACAAATTGAATGAAGGAATAGCCCCATGAAACACATAAAACTGCCCGACTTGAATCCCACTACCAGGGTGTACCCCCGAACCCTACAAGAGGCATTCCCCAAGGATGATTGGGAATCTGTGGATAAGACTGTGGATAAGGTAAACCCTGATGATGTGCTATACCTTATAGCCCTTTTCAGTCTAGGGTTTCTGCTTGGCTTACTTGTGTCCGGCAGTTAATATCCGCACCGTTGTCGTAGTGGTCAACATGAACAAAGCCTCTTACTCATACGCCTCGCCCCGAACTGGGGAACCACTACGGGGCGTAGCAGTAAGAGGTTTTTTTATTGCCCCTACG